CATACGCCTACGAAATCGGTCCGACCGGCAACATCCGCTACTCGGCTCCAGAGGGTATGCACGACGACTGCGTCATCTCACTCGCGCTCGCCGACTGGGCCAACCGTCACCCAGTGTGGAACCAGAACGCTATCCTTTCCGTCAGCGATGACGATTGGTCAATCTCCCCGATTTGACCGTCGTTATTACTTTATTAGGCAATCTGCGGCAGCGATGCTCCGCACACCTGTCACCCTGATGTATCGTGGGGATTCTCTCAACAATCACGGGTGCCGATAACAAGGCTCTGGTTGAAGCCGTCCGCATCTCGCAGGCACAAGTCGAGTCTCTTATCAAGGAGGCCGTCGCTGCATCCGCGAATGAGGAGATTCTGACCGAGCGCATCGCAGAGCTTGAGCTTGCCCTAGAGGACAATCTTTGGACGCGAATGCAGGGCGCTGGCGATGAGTTTCAGTTCAGCCGCGATGGGTTGGACAAGATCATCCGCAACTCCCGCCTCTACTACCTCAAGAACCCCGTTATTCGCAGGCCGGTTGACCTCCAGACGTACTATGTCTGGGGGCAGGGCATCTCGATTCGCGCCGAGTCCGGCGTTGACGATGTGGTCCGCGCTTTCCTCGCTGACCCCGCCAACGAACGCTCATTCAACAGTCACGACGCGCGCACCAATCTCGACAAGCGGCTAACCGTTGAAGGAAACCTCTTTCTGCGGTTCTTCATCGACTCTCTGTCCGGTCGGGTTCGCGTGCGCACTTTGAACGTTGACGAGATGCGCTCCGTCATCCGCAACCCGCAGGACTCTGACGAGATCTGGTTCTATCTTCGCAAGTGGACTACCAATGATGGTGGACAGCAGGTACAGCAGCAGAGGCTTTATCCAGACCTAATCTACTGGCGCGAGCTGCGCGCCTCTCGGTCTGCCGATGTGCAAATGGAATCCTATCCCGTTGGCGGCGACCAGGTTGCCATCGACTGGGATACGCCCGTCAAGCACGTCAAAACTGGGACCATCGGCGACATGGACTTTGGCATCCCCGAGACGTACGCCGCGCTCGACTGGGCGAGGGCATACAAAGAGGCGCTAGAGGACTATAAGAAGGTCATCCGATCGCTTGCCAAATGGGCATGGAGCCTGAAGACGCAGGGGAATCAGGCGTCGGTTGACGCAGCCGTGGCAAAACTCCAGTCAACGATTGGCGCTAGCTTCGGCCTAGATGAGACTAACCCAGCTCCAACTGGTGGCTCAACGTTCGTGTCCGGGGCGGGCGTCGATCTGGCGGCCGTGGACGTGTCGAAGGCCGCCGTAGACCCCGAGGGATTCCGCCGCCTGCTCCTCATGGCCGCGTCTTCAATGGGCCTACCCGAGACGTTCTATGGCGACGCAAATGTCGGGAACCTCGCTACTGCCACTAGTATGGACCGCCCGACAGAACTCAAGTTTCTCGACCGGCAGAAGCTTTGGGCGGACATCCTCACTGACGTGTTTTCGGTCGTCATCGATTCCGCCGCACGCGCCGCGAACAACCCGTCGGTAAGGGGCGCTGGCATCGACGATGTCACCCAGATGCTCAGAATCAAGGACAAGAGCGGCAAGGATGTCAGCCGAGAGGTAATCGTAGACTTCCCGCCAATCCTCCAGCGCGATGTGCAGAAGCAGGTACAGGCCATCGTCACGGCTGCCACCATGAACGGCCAGCCGATTCAGGTGATGAACGATGGTCCGACCCTCATGCGGATCATCCTCACGGCGCTCGGCATCGACAATGGCGAGGAGATCATAGAGAGGTTCTACCCATCCGACGGCAGTGCACCACAACTGCAGCCAATCGAGACATTCTCGGTCAAGGATGTCCAGCCAGGACCCGACGACACGACCGACCCGAACCAGCGCCCCACAGCGCGTCCGTCGCCCGACCCGGCAGGGAACAAGCCACCCGCTCAGGTTGGCGACACGGCGCAGCAGCGCGCTCAGGAAGGACTCGCCGCCGTGGTAGCCGGTCTGCAAGAGGCAATCAGCGAGCTTCGAGAGAGGCCGTGATGGACACCCAGGTGCTCGAGGCACTGGACGCTACCGCGCGCGGCGCTCTTTATCTCTCTAAGACTATTGCGCTGACTAAGTCCCGTAACGAGATGCAGAACGCCGCAGCCGCCATGTTCAACCGCCAGGCGTGGGACATACTACAGGCTATGGACAGCTTTCACATGAGCGAGGCACAGGGCGACGATACCGAGCGCCAGGTTGCTGCAATCACTGCGGCGATCATGCTGGCGCTCAAGCGCCGCCTCAATGAGGACGCTAAGCTCTTCACCGACGCCTACCTTGGGGCCATTTCTGCATCACTCACTGAGGGTTGGCTATCACGGCATGGCATTCAGGTACGTCCTGACGACGTAAAGGCGAGCGAGTGGGTATCGGAGCACGGAGCCGAGATGGTCACCGGCGTAAACGAGTGGACGCGGACGCAGCTACGCTCTCTGCTACTCGACGGGCTACAGAGCGGTAAGTCAATCAGCGAGATTACCGAGAGCATCATGTCGAGGTTCGCTGACATGACTGGATACCGCGCTGAAACTATTGCTCTCACCGAGACGAGCAAGGCTATGAGCTACGGAACCCTAGAACAGGGCCGTATCATGGAGCGCGCCGGGCTAGATGTGGTGAAAGAGTGGCTGCTACATCCGCTGCATCCGCACGTAGATGAGTGTGACGAAAACGCCCAGATGGGGCCGGTCGCCCTAGATACTGTCTACACACCGGACGTAATGGCTCCGCCAGCACATCCGCGCTGCATGTGTTTCCTGGAGGTCTATCCAGACGGCGAAGTACCGGACAATCTTCAGATTCTAGGCCAGATTATGGTCATCCCTCCCGCAGACCGCACCCGACGAGGTAACGACAATGCCTGACGAAATCCGCGAAGTCGAAGATCTCTACCTCGGCAGCGAAGTCGTTGCCCTGAAAGAGCGCGCTATCCGCGACGATGGCACCATTCCCGTGAAAATCATCCAGCCCGGCTGGGGGTCGAGCGGATACTACAGCCCGCAGTTGTTGGAGCAGTATGCCAGCAAATGGAAGCCGGGAACCCAGATGTACCTAGATCACCCGACGGAGTCTGAGGGACGCGAGCGCCCCGAGCGCAGCGTCCGCGACTTGGCGGGAGTCCTCACCAGCCCGGCCGAGTACCGCGCCGACGGGCCGGACGGCCCCGGACTGTACGCTGAGGCTCAAGTCATCGACATCTACAAGCCGATGATTGAGGCGCTTGCTCCTCACATCGGGGTTAGCATCCGCGCGCACGGCGTGTTCGAGCCCGGCGAGGCAGAGGGCAGGAAGGGCCGCATCATCACGCGCATCGATTCGGTGGAATCGGTTGACTTCGTCACCCGGCCTGGTGCCGGAGGCAAGGTGTTGGCCCTCATGGAGTCCATGCGGCAATCGAGCGGCAGCGAGAGCGACTATGACGTTCAAACTCCCACAAGCACCGTCGAAGAGGCGGACGAGAGCAAGGAGAACGATCAGATGGAACTGACAGAAGCGCAGGCTCGCATCACCGAGCTTGAGGGCAAGCTGTCGGAGGCAGAGACGATGGTGTCTGAAGCCAACGACCGCGCCAATCAGGCTACTGAGCGCGCTGACCGCGCCGAGATGGCTCTCGCCGTCCTGGAGGCGCAGCGCGAGGCCGGTAGAGCCCTAGCCGACATCGACCTTCCCGCGCCTAGTAAGCAGCGCATCTCGGAGTCGGTGGCGAAGAACCCGCCCATCGTAGATGGCCAGGTTGACCTTGACGCGCTGAAGGCGTCGGTTGAGGAAGCCGCCAAGGCTGAGGCCGAGTACCTAGCCAAGATTCTCGGGACTGGCGAGGTCAAGGAGCAGGGCAAGTACACGCACGATGCCAAGGACGACACCAAGATTCAGGAGGCCGCCGTCGCGCGCTTTATGCGTGTCTTCGGCATGTCCGAGGATCAGGCAAAGCTGGCGGTCAAGGGCCGCTGACCAACGGAGGTAGGCCGGAATGGCTGCAAATGAAGTGTACAACCAGGGAGACTTTCTCCCTCTGACCGTCGGCGCGAGTGTCGCCGCTGGTTCCCCCGTCTGCGTGGGCCAGCTTCCGGGCGTGACCGTCACTGCCACGGGGTCCAGCGGCACGCAGAATGCCACGGTGTGCGTCAAGAACGGCGCGGTGTTCAACCTGTCGGTGAAAGCCGTCGATGGCGGCGGCAACAGCGCCGTGTCCGTGGGCGACATTATCTACTGGGTCGTGGGCGACACGCCCAAGCTCTCTAAGAAGAATACGGGCGTGAAGTTCGGCATCGCCCTCCAGGCAATCACTAGCGGCTCGACCGCGACGATCCCCGTTCGTCTCTCGACCTGACAAAAGCGAAGCAGCGGCTCATCGGAAAGAGACGCCGCCGCTTCTGAGTCCCCACCGGAGGTAGGGCACAGATGGACCATACCGAGTTCAAGACGCTCACGGAAGAGGCACAGGCTTCTGCCGATCGCGTCCACGAGCTTCTCGGAGGCGAGAAGCAGGAGGGCTTTGCCCGCCGCAGCAATCACTCCATCGAGGCCATCGACGCCACGGTGGACATCTTCGAGCGCGCCGTCGCGGGCGAGAACAAGGGCCTGTACGAGTTCCGCGAGGCAAGTATGCTCTCCGACTTCCCCTATCTCTTTGGGGATGTCCTCGACCGTAGCATGATGAGCTACTACCAGGCGTGGATTCCTGACTGGACGAGCTACATCAAGTTCGGTCGTCCGCTCCGCGACTTCCGCCAGGCCAAGCGCCTTGGGATGATTGGCCTTACCGATGTGCTCCCGGCCGTTGGTGAGCGCGAGGAGTATGCCGAGCGGCATCCGTCTGAGGATACGCCGATCACGCTCCAGGTTGGTAAGTTCGGCACCAAGTGGGGCGTGAACTTCGAAACTCTTATCAACGACGATCTCGGCGCTCTTGCCGACATGCCGCAGAGTCTCGCCATCGCCGCTCGGCGCACCGAGGCCCTCAAGGTCGCCCAGTTGTTCGTGGACGCAAACGGCCCCAACGCTAATGTCTTCAAGGCGTCATCCAAGAACCAGATCAACACGACCAACGGTGCGGCGAGCAACAACCCGCCTCTGACCATCGACGCGCTGGGTGACGCTATGCTCGTCATGGGCAAGCAGGTCGATGCTTATGGTCATCCGATTGTCATCGAGGCCGCCACGCTGGTCGTGCCTCCTGCGCTGGAGATCAAGGCACGCAACATTCTGATGAACGCCTATCAGATTCAGGTGGCGCAGGGCGGCGGAGCGTACACCGCTCAGAACCAGCTTGTCACGACCAACTGGATGGCCGGTCGTCTGTCGGTGCAGGTAAACCCGTACATCCCTTACGTCGCCTCAACCGCTAACGGCAACTCTTCGTGGTTCGTCATCGCCAACGCGCTGGGCAATCGCCCGTTTGCGGAGTTCAGCCCGCTCTCCGGGCACATCGGCCCTGAGCTGTTTGTGAAGACTCCCAACAGTCAGAGGCTTGGCGGCGGCACGGTCCCTGAGGACTTCGATCAGGAGGCCGTCTGGTACAAGGTCCGCGACATCTTCGGCGTCGCCATCGTGGACCCGAAGCTCGCCGTTGCAAGCAACGGCTCCGGCTCCTGATTAGAGCCGTGAGCTAGCCGGGGCGTCGGCATGGCCGATAGTCCCGTTGTCAGGGGCCGCGCGGAGGAGCGACTTCGAATCGCTGCACCGCGCGGCCCCGTCCGCTAGGGGGCATGATGACGTTCACGTACGACACTAGCACCGACGCAGGCCGGGTGCGGCTGCTCATCTCCGACACAGACGAGAATCGCCAAATCTTTCAGGATGAGGAGATTGCGGCCTTTCTTTCCATGGTGGGCGGGTCAGTGATGCTCGCCGCTGCGATGGCTCTCGACACCATCGCGTCGGACGCAGCCCTCACGCAACAGGCGGTCACGATTCTCGGCCTAGCTACCGACGGACCAGCCGTTGCCAAGGAGCTACGCGCCCGTGCCGCGCAACTGCGGCAGGATGCCGATTCCATGAGCACTGACGCACCCGCGTTCGGAAGCGCCTCGTTCGCCGACGATGCCTTGCAGGCCGATGAGACGTACTGGAAGACGCTCATGCGGGAGGGCCTGTTGTGAACTCGGTGCCCATTGGTGGTAACCGGCTGAACATGGCGCTCGACCACCTATTTGGTGATGAGGTGACAATCATGCGTTCGACTGTCACTACGAGCGACATTGGCGAGATCCAGGAGTCATGGGCAGTCCTGCCCGGACACGACAACCTGCGCGCTAACGTCGGACCCGTTGACGTGGGCCTCAGAATCCGTCCGCAGGAGACACGACTTGACCAGGTGACGCAAATCCGCACGCAGCGCCGCGTCGTCCTGAACGGCCAGTACAACGAGATTCAGCACGGCGACCGGATGATGTGGGACGGCTTCCCGTGGAGCGTTGCCAGCATTATCCAGGACCCAACCGGCACGTTCACGCAGTTGCTAATCGAGAAGGTCATCCCCGGCAATGTATGAGGTCTACGTCAAGGGCGTTACGGAAGTGAACCGCAAGCTTGCCGCCTGTCTGGCGATTCTAGAGAATCCAGCATCGCTCCGCGAGGAGCTTCTTCCAAGCGGGAAGATGGTAGAGGCCGTCGCCCGGCAGATTGCCCCGCACGACTACGCCTACCCGTCTCCGCCGTGGGATGAGTACGGCAAGGGGTACTTGGCGAGCCATATTGTCACGCTCCCCGGCGCTGACGCATCGGTCAAGATTGCCGCAGAGGCTCCTTACGCCAGAAAGCTTGAGTACGGCGGCGTCAGTCGCGGCAATATGCACTTCATCGGCATGGAAGGTGATGAGGTCAGCAACGTCAGCCTCGTGACTAACGCGCCCCACCCATTCATGCTCCCCGCCTATGAGGAGACGCGTGCCGAGGTAGTCATGGACTTCGCTGTCAACCTCGCGGCGCGATTTGCGGCGGTGTTCGGCGCATGAGCTTTGAATCGACACTCGTGACAGCCCTGAAGAGCCACAGCGCCCTCGCGTCGCTTGTCGGCCCACGTGTCTATCATCACCGGATGCCAGAGGAGCCGACGCTGCCGTGCGTCGTCATCAATCGCGTCGGCGGGGCACGGCTGCACGCACTTGGCGGAAGTATCAAAGCATCAACGCCGCGCTTTTACATCGACCTCTGGGACGAAGACATGACTAGCGTTATCGGTAGCTCCGACGCCCTAGAGGACGCAATCCTGACGATGTGGGGCACGGCCGAAGTAAACATCATTGACGTAGCGGACTCCGAGGAGCCGCGCGGACGCATGTGCCGTCGGCGCTTCGATGTGAGGTTTACCCATGCAGGACGCTGAGATCGTCGGGCAGTTGCGTGTCATCCGCGACACGCTCTTCAGCCTATCTATGTCTCTTGACGCAACCCTAAAGCGCTATGAGGGCAACGAATCGTCTGAACTGCGTGAGCCTGCGGCAGCGGAGTGTTCACATCCCCGCAAAGTAACGAGACAGACCGCAGGCAGCACCAAGATACTCTGGTTCTGCCCCGATTGCGGCGCACAAGGAGAGCAAGCATGACAGTGTACAAGAGTTCCGATGTTGCCTTTTTTCTGGCCGATGGCCTCAGCCTGCTCCCCTACGTGCTGACCATCGACGCTAAGGCTACGGCAACGGTGATGGACACCACGCCCTTAGGCGCTACGGCAGAGCGAAAGCAGTTCGGCGGTGTCAGATCGGCCACCATTGAGCAGACTGTAGTCTACGACGATTCCGCGCAGGCTACCAACGCATTTATCCGCGACGCGAGCTTCGGCAATCTGGCATCCAGTTGTCCGGTTGCGTGGGCGTTGGCAGGGAACGCTCTGGGCCAGCCATTCTTCGGGTACCCGTCGATGCTGGTATCCGCAGAGAGGCGCGGCGTCAACAAGGGCGAGGTCGTTGTCCAGGACATCAGCTATGAGTCAGCAGGGTCATATGGCCGCGAGGAAGGTGTCATCCTAGCGCCCGCTGGTACCGTCGTAACGAGCGCAAGCAACCAGGCCGGAGCCGACTGCGGCGGGGCACCGGTTGCCATCTCTTCGTCTAGCGTCGCTAACCCAACAGTCATCACCACGTCATCCGCCCACGGGCTCGCCAGCGGCGACACCGTCATCATCGCCAGCCACACCGGATCTACGCCGTCAATCAACGGCACGTACGTTGTGACCGTCACGGATGCGACGCACTTCACCATTCCGGTGAACGTGACCGTCGGCGGCACGGGCGGCACCGTGCAGCGCGCCAACGGAGGCAGCCTCCACGTCCACGTCCCGGCGATTACGCTGGGCGGCTACACCAACTGGATTGTGAAGCTCCAGTCGGCTACCACACTCGGCGGCACCTACACCGACGTTTCAGGTGCATCCGCGACGATCACCACTGCGCCCGCTGCGGCAGCCATCGCCATCCCAGCCGGAACGCCCATCAGCCAATACTGCCGAGTCGCCTATGTGTTGACCGGCAGCGGAAGCAGCCCGTCCCTCTCGTTCTTCGCGGGGTTTGCGAGGCACTGACACAAGAACAACGGCCGCTCCCCGGCGAGAGACGCGGCCACACCTACCGGAGGTAAGAAGTGGCTCAGTACAACTGGTCAAACATCAAGGTGGAGTTCGACAACTCCAGCGGCACGCTTGTCGATATGTCGCAGTACATCACGTCAATCAACGGCCTGAAAATCAACGCCCCGACTGTGGACGTGACGCCTCTTGGCTCAAGCGCTGGCGGCTGGCAGAAGAACCTCTTTGGCGGCCTGCTCCAGATGGACGAGATCACCATCGAGGGCTTCTACGATGACACCGCCGCAACCGGTCCGGATGCGATTTTCAAGGACCTCGGCTGTGTCTCTACTAGCGGAGGCACCCGCACCCTCAAGGTCACCTGGGGCGGTACCAAGTCCACTCAGGTTGAGACGATCATCACCGGTTATGACCGCAACCCGAGCAAGGGCCAGCCGACCATGTTCACGGTCACGCTGACCGCAACCGGCGCAGTCACGGAGGCCTAATCGTGGGCCTGTTAGTCACGCAGTACACCACGAGGGTCAACGTTCCTGACTCCGATGAGTGGATGGACATCCGGCCGCTCTCGTGGGCGGAGCTTGAGGGCGCTGAGATGGTCGCCGCCGTTGATGCCGTCAAGGCAGCGAAAGCACTGGACATCGAGAATGTGCTGGGCGGCGCATCCGAGGACGACATCAAGGCCGTCATCGAGCGCCAGTCTGCCGATCCTCTGGCGCAGCTTGACATCTTCTCTGTTCTGCGTGCAGGAATCGTTGCGTGGAGCATTGACGCCGAGGTGTCGCCCGAGAACATCAAGCTCCTTGAGCCTAGCGTTGCGCGATGGGCGGCGCTCCAGATTGTAGGACTCCGCAGTCGGGAAGACTTGGGAAACTCCTCCTCGCCCTCGACTCCTTCCTGAACGGAGACGAGGGCGCAGAGGAGCCACCACAGTGGCGACTCAGCCGCATGTGCGAGGAGGGGCTGGCCTCATCGCTCCTCGATGCCATGCAGCAGCCGCTCCTTCTCGCTGGCGACGTGATGTGGATGCGCGCGTACGCACAAGCCCGCAGAAACCTGTTCGACAAGGACCTAGACAAGAGCAAGCTGCCGAACGATGCACCTCACCAAATGGCAAAGGCAGTACAACTGAAACAGCGTACCGGCAGATGGCCGTGGGAGATGTGAGATGACCGACGTAGCACAGTTGGACATCGTCATCCGCGCAATCAACGCGGCTGGTCCGGGCATTCGCTCAGCGCAGCGCGACATCGCTTCTTTGGAGGGCGCCAGCACCAAGACCGGCGCCTCGATGGAGCAGACCACCAAGAGTGTCGGCCGCAACTGGGAGCGCATCGGCCTCGGCATGACCAATGTTGGGCGCGCGTTGACCAACTATGTTGGAATCCCGACGCTCGCCGTGGGAGCCGCCACCAGCGTTCTGGCCTACAAATACAACAAAGCCATGACGCGGATCGGAGCGCTCACTGGTGCGTCGCAGAAGCAGACCGAGCAGTGGCGACAGCAGGTGTTGGCCCTGGCCAAGACTATCGGAAGGGCTCCCCAGGACTTGGCAGAGGGCCTCTACTTCGTGGCATCTTCGGGATTCAAGGGAGCACGGGCGTTCGGCATCCTCAAGGCGGCCGCCACGGCCGCTGCGGCTGGCCTTGGTAACACTCTCGACGTGGCCGACGCGATCACCTCGGTGATGTCTGCCTACGGCCCCAAGGTCATCAGCGCGGCCAAGGCTACTAATGTTCTTGTCGCGGCTGTCCGCGAGGGGAAGGCCGAGCCGCAAGAGTTCTCTGAATCTCTCGGACGCATTATCCCCGTTGCCGCAAAGGCGCACGTCTCCTTCGGTCAGGTAGCTGGAGTGCTTTCCGCTATGACCGTGACCGGCCTCTCTACCTACGAGGCAGTCACCGCTCTGCGCGCTGGTATCAACGCTATCCAGGCCCCAACGAAGCAGGGCATGACCGCTCTCAAGGAATACGGCCTCTCCTACGTCAAGCTCCGTGACGACATGAAGCATAAGGGCCTAATCCAGACCTTTGAGGAGATGGACAAGGCATTCAAGGGAGATCCGCTTGCGTGGCGCAAGGCCATCGGCAACATCCGCGCCGTCACTGGTGTCCAGAGCCTCCTCAGCGCCCGCTACGAGAAGAACATAGCTCTGGTCAAGCGCGTCCAGGGAGCAAGCGGTGACCTAGCCAAGGCGATGGACCGCGTCAAGCAATCATCTTCGTGGAAGTGGGACAAGGCACTGTCGGATGCGAAGGTCGCAGCCATCGACTTCGGCAGTGAAGCCCTGCCGGTCTTCACCAGCCTCTTGGGCGTGTTGACCAGAATCATGAATCTTGTAAACAGGCTCCCCAGCGGACTCAAGAAAGCCGCTCTTGTCGGCGGACTAGCGGTAGGGGCCGGCGGTCTGCTACTCCAGGGAATCGGCGGCTCTATCCGTGGCGCGCAGCTTCTAGGCGGCGTGCTCGGCATGGGGAGCGGAGCAGCGTCGGCTGCGGCCGGTAGTGCTGGCACCGCCGCTGCGGCCGGGAGCGGTGCGGCATCCAGCATCCTCGAAGGCGCGGGCGGTGCGGCCGCTGGCGGGGGATTGCTCGCTGGTGGACTCGTCGCCGCCCTCGCGGCAGCAGTGGCTACGGCGCTTGCCGTCGCAATCCCAAAGGCGATGGCCCAATACAGCGCCAGCCGTAACGAGGGGGAGAGTAAGGGACGAAGTATCTGGGACAGCCTAAAAGCTGGCATCAAGGCCCCTGGTGACTGGCTGTACAAGGTTATGGGCGGCGATCAGGCCGACATGCGCAATCGCATCATCGGGAACGCCGAGAGCGCCCTAAGAGCACGGCATCTCGGCTCCGGGATTAGCGGAACGCCTGGGAGCTTCATGGCCCAGCAGAAGTACCTGCGTGAAGATCTCGACAAGCTCTGGGCAAAGCCCGTCATACTCGGAAAGATTGATTCGGCCAAGACCAAGGCCGACATGATAGCCGTCCGAAACTCGATCATGAGCGAGCTTCGCATCACCAAGAACGAGGCCAACACCCTGACAGGCCTCCTCTTCAAGGGGTGGAATCCTGCGGCGCAGATTGACCCCGGCGTCAAGAGGGTCCAGGACTTGCGCCAGCTAATCGCTACCCTCCGCACTGAGGCCAAGCGGAGCTTCACGTTCGGAGATCTCGCTGGCGCAGATAGGCTCAAGAGACAGGCCGAGCAGCTACAGCGCCAAATCAACCGCATTCTGAATCCCAGGGGAACCGTGAAGGTAGCCATCCCCGGCTTGCCCGACTGGACCAAGCAAGGCAAGGGCGGCGCTTTCGGCACCATCCCGATCAAGGTCAACGTAGCGGAATCGCAGGCAAAGGTCGCCTCGCTCAAGCAACAGATCAAGTCTCTCAGCAGTGTCAAGGGTGACCCAAAACTGGACGCCCGCGACGCGGCGCTGCGCGCTAAGCTTACTGCGGCGCAGTCTGACCTGACGTCGCTGAACCGAGTTACCGCGCGCCCGACTATCGAAGCGACCAACCACGCCTCTAGTGTCATCAGCACTGTCAAGTCGCAGCTAGAAAGCATCCCGCACTTCATCCAGGTTTCAATCCATGCGGTTGGCAGGCTGCTCGGGATGGCGGCACATGCTTCTGGGGCCGTCGTCCGTAGTCCAGAAATCGCTCTCATCGGCGAGAAGGGACCAGAGGCAGTCGTACCGCTGAACGACATCAGTAGGCAGACTGCGGTTTTGCGCGAGGCAGGCATCCTTGCACGTGGCGGCAGCGCGGCCGTCACTCAGGAGATTCACTACCACAACCATCAGTATTTCCCGCAGGGAGTTGTCGTGAGCGACATTGAGCGGTTCGGGCGTCAAGTCGAGCCGTACACCACGCGGGGTATGGACATAGCCGATCGTCGTCGTCAGCGCGGACTCGCGGGGATGGCCTAATGGCAGCACCTACTTACCAGCTAGGTTCAATCAACCTCAATAACCAAACTACGTATTCGGTGGACAAGCAGGGGGTGAACCTCGGCGCGAAGCAGCGGTACTACGAAGACGCTCCGAGCTATTCGGGCGGCGTCGTTCAGGTGAATGTCCGCGACAACGGCTATTCCCCGATGACTATCCCACTGTGGGTGCAGGGAGCCTCGGTAGCCGACCTAGAGTCGTTGATTGACGCGATTCGCACCGAGACGGCGAAGTCCACCAACACCCTGACCGTCGAAGGGGTCACCTTCGGCGTCGGGGTATGCAACGACCCCGACTACGAGCGCGATCAGCAATACTACCAGCAGTTTCGCGCCTACGTGACCCTGACTCTCTCTAGGACTAGCTGATGGCCGTCACCGTATCGAGCGTCTCCCCGGCCCAAGGGCCGTCAGGCACCCTCGTCATCATCACCGGCACCGGCTTCTCCCCCGACACAGTCCGCAGGGTGCAGTTCGGCACCGTCGATGCTGGCTCCAACTTTCAGGTCGTCGATGACACCGCCATCGCCTGTCTAGTGCCCTACAGCGCTTCCGGCGGCACCGTCAGCATCACGGTCTACGACGACTCCGGGAGCGGGTCTGGTGGCACCTTCTTGTATGACGCGAACGTTGGCGATCCAGGCAGTGCGAGCGGATCTGCTCCGACCGTCACCGGCGTCTCTCCTTCGACCGCTACCACAAGCGATGGCGGAGATGCTGTGACCATCACCGGAACGGGATTCACTACCGCCCTGGCTGTCTACTTTGGCAGCGTCCAGGCATCATTCGTCGTCAACAGCGACACATCAATCACGGCTACCGCCCCACCGGGCAGCGGCACGGTCGATGTCAGCGTGACGAACCCGTATGGAACGAGCGCAATCACGACCGCTGACCAGTACACCTACCCAACGGTGCCGATTCCGACTGTGTCGAGCATCTTCCCAACCAGCGGCGGCGGCGGCGAAGAGGTTACCGTAACCGGAACGAACTTCGACTACGCCGAGTCGGTCACCTTCGGCAGCGAGTTCGCACAGTTCGTCATCGAGTCATCCACAACCATTACGGCCATCGCTCCGTCCGGAACCCCCGGTTCTACTGTCGATGTCCTAGTGACGAGCATCGGGGGCACGAGCGCCGACCCCGGCAACGCGAACAACTTTACCTACTCGACCACGACCGTGACCAGCATTACGGCGACGCCGGGCACCGGCTTCATCGCCTACTCGTGGGTGCCAATCAACATACGCGGAGTCCGCTACGAGGCTTACTGTAGTACGGCCACTGACCCGGCCTACGCTGCTACCGTGACGACGCCCTTCTACTTGCAGAAGACGGCGTCTCCTACGACGAGCTACTACTTCAAGGTCCGCGCCATCGGGCCGAACGGGGAGGTCTATGCGTTCTCGGCCACCATCGGTCCGTACACCAGCAAGCAAGACGCAGCCGACCTTGCTGACGCCGCTATTGCCAATGCGAAGCTCGCTCCCGGCCTGCGCCCACCGCCGCTGCTCGCGACCGCGCCGACCGACTTCAGCGCGTACCCATCCGGCGCCTACTACTACAACACCACTAACAAGACGCTGTACGTCTCGAACGGCTCGTCGTGGAGCGTGGCGACGCTGTCCAACGCCGTCCTGGGCAAGGTCGTAAGTGGCACCATCGAGGCTGGGGCTATCGGCGCTACAGAGCTGGCAGCTAACAGCGTCTACGCTAAGAACTTGGTAGTGGCCGACTACGAGAACCTCGTCCAGAACTCCAACAGCGAGGCTGACCCAACCGGCAAGGATACATCCTATAACAGCGCCGACATCGAGTTTCGAGGCGTTGACTCGACCTACTCCTACGCCGGGTCGCGGGCGCGGCGGCGAGTCGGCGGCGGAACGGGAGTCAAGAACACCATCGAGCTTTGCAACCCAGTGCCATGCAAGGTCGGTGATGCGTTCAGCCTTACAGCTAAGGCGCGCATGGACATCGCGGAGGCGAGTTACGGCTGCCGGGTCGAGATCTATGGCCTCAAGTCGAACGGCACTGAGGTAACGCTATACCAGCCAGGAACGTCCAACCCGTCCATCTCGGGATACACCGGCACAACTTCGTTCGCCGACCTCTCCGTCAAGGCGGTCGTCGCTGCCGGAGGCACCGCCGCCGATACGCCTGTCTCCGTTGGCGCGCGGCTATGCGTCAACGCCACGTCCGGCCACTACGGCTACTTCGACCAGATTCTCTTCCGCAAGAACCTCTCTGGCAGCCTCATCGTTGACGGTGAGATCACCGGCACCATCTTCACGGGCGGCAAGTTCAGGACCGCTCCCAGCGGGCGTCGCATCGAGACTGATTCTACAACCTACGAGAAGCTGTCGCTTTACTCTGGCGCGGATGCCGAGACTACACCGGCGTACATCACAGCGCTTGATGCTGGTGGTGGAGCGGTGTTCTTCCAGATGTCTGGGCCGAACGTCAACGGCAAGCAGTCGTCCTTCTTTGCGTGGGCGTCCAGCGCTCAGAGCTACTGCGAGCTGGACTCAGACATCATCGTGCTGGACGGCTACACGTCCATCACCCGCCACGACCGACTCGCCCGCAAGGCGAGCATCATCGAGGAGGATTTCACCAAGCCGAGCACCAACTACGCGAACGGGGTCGCAGTGGGCGAGTTCGTGAATGCCGCCATCGGCGGTGGACTGGCTTCATCAGAGAACAGCAGGCCAACCATTGTCGCCTCGACCGTCGACCACCCTGGAGCGGTGAAGCACTACTCGGCCAGCTCGGCGGCCAACTCTGGCTGGGGCTTCCGCACCGCCACTTCGTCCGGCTACGGCCTCAAGACCTACGACGTATTCGAGTGTTCGTTCCTGTTCCCATCGGTTGCCAGCACAGTGCGGGCGCGCGTCGGTGTGATGAACGCATGGACCGAGTCGGACCCGACTGGCGGGGCGTGGTGTTCGTTCGTGGGCAATGGCAGCAACGTCATCGCAACCGGCTACGTGAACGGGACGGCGACTGGCGGCAGCTGCACCCTGGCAGTGAACACGTACTACACGCTAGTCGTCGATGGCACATCCGATGGCTTTGAGTTCAACATCTACGACGAGTCCGGTGTCCAGCAGACATGGTTGAGTAACGCCGTGCCAGATACCAGCCCAGCCATCTCGGCATTCGGCTACGTCTGCTACAACACGTCAGCCGCGAACGTTTGGCTCTTCCAAATCGACTACCTCGGGCTGAGCATCAGCGAGCGCAATCGCTAGGAGACAACATGGCGAACTACTACCTCAAGAACGCCGACGCCACGCGGATTCACCGCGTCGTCTACGAGAGTGACAACGGCAACATCACCATCGCCGGGGCCTACGCCTGCGCTACTGGAGCCAGCGCCAAGCTCCCCAACGGCAACCTCGTCGAGTCAATTGACCAGCCGGTTGACGTTGGCCAGGTGCTGATTGATGTCGTCCTCAACAGCCTAGTGCCGGGAACGGTTACCGAGTACCGCGAGCTGGCGAAGGTCATGACTGACGCGAAGTGGTCGTAACGGATGCCGTTCACCAGCCTCTTTGATGGCGGGCTATCGGTTAAGATCGGTGGCACCACCTGGTCAAACGGGACCGAGCGCAGGGGAGACGTGCATGGACTCGTCTGGGACTCGACACTGAACGGCAGCGGGGCCGCTTCGTTCTGGCTTGACGTTGCTGACCCGTTCGACCCGCAAGGCGCATACCGTCCGGACCCGAACAACCCAGGACCCGGCTACTACAAAGAGCTTCGGCGCGGCGCTCGGGTAAGCATCAGCCACACTGTTGATTCCGCCACCACGTACCTCTATAAGGGGTGGGTAGTGAGCGACCCACGCGCTGGGTCGGCTGGCGAGAAGTCAATCGTTCAGGTCGAGTGCGGCGGCGTAGCTGAGATGGCGAAGTACCGCAGCGATCTAGCTTTCACCTGGACCGACTGCGACACCGGGTCATGCTGGCTCATCAATAAGCGCAACAATCGTATCTTCTCAGTGGCGGCGGACGACTGCCTAGAGATCCAGGTTGAGGACGGCGAGAAGGTGCCTAACAATAAGCTTGGAATCGTCGGCTACGTACCCTACCTCGGCGCTCCCTACATGATGCCGACACGCAACGGCGTGAAGCGCATGGAGGGCGATATCTCGACCAACCTCGGCGACGACATGCGCGCCGTACTCATCTACCCGAAGAGCGGACAGTACACCGACAGCCGCCTCCTGAGCGACTACACCGTCATCAAGACTTGGGGCGACGCCGCCAGCGAGCAGCGCTTGGGGAACGCCCACTTCGACACGTCTAGCTTTTGGACGCCGCCGAGCGATGGTGTGAAGTACCTCGCACTGGGCATGTACTGCACCAACGCCCAGGGCGCGACGATGACCAAGGACCGCTACGTGCGTATCGACAACGTTCGCGTCTACACCGGCCTCAACACTCGGCGCGTGGACGAGGCGATGCTTGAGGTAGCCAACTTGCTCGGATTCCACGATACGGCCGACACCGCCACCATCGGCAGCGTCATCCCAAACCTGCTCGTTCGCCCCTACACTGACGGTGTCAGCGCAATCAACCAGTTGGCAACGCAGAGCGACACGCTGGTGACATGGGGATGGTGGCCGAACTCTTCTGGCGGCATTGTCTTTAGGGCGCGTCCTATGAGAACCGAGTGGAGCGACATCCGCAGCCAGTCCAACTGCTACAAGATCAACCCTACCCTTCCGGGAATCGACTGGGACGTGGCTAACCACCCAGAGGATGGCCTTGGCAGCCCGAGCGCAGTGCGCCTAGTTTACGGTCGCGTCGGGCGCACGAGCGACTTCCCTGGTGGTACGCCCGCGACGCAGATAGGCCCGACTAACCTCGGACTAGCATCCGGTAGGCCGTTCCGTGGTGCCGCAGCACCGGTTATGACGGTTGACTTCTCACGGAGAAACTTCACCGACCGCCACGCCGCACTTCTGGCAAACAAGCTCGCGCGGAGTCTTGCCCTAGGGTCCGCGACCGGCGTTGTGACCCTGCGTGTGCCGACCATCACCGTGTACGCGAGCGGAGCCGCCAAGCCGTGCGCCTACATCCAGGGCGGCGACTGGGTTGACACTGACTATGCAAGGACCGGACCGCTGGTCGTCACCCGCTCAACGGTGGACGTAGACGGCGGCACGGTTGAGCTTGAGGTTGGCCTGCCAGCAGACATCCTCATCGAGCAGCTCGAAGCGGCAGGCGGAATCACGCGCGTCAAGCTGCACCAGCGGCACAGGTACCGCAGGCATCACCCAACCTGACGGCTACCGGAGCGTGTCTATGACGAGAGAAGAAGCCAACCGCATCGACCAACTGCTCGCGTCCTACGCTATGTTGGACGAGAAGATCGACGCAGCCAGAAAAGACATCAAGGAGATTGCCGCCAGCACCCACCACATAGCGGGACGCTTTGACGAGCACGTTCGCACCGAAGAGGATTGGCAGCAGCGCGTAGAGGGCCACATAGCGGATTCAGACGATCGCATTCGGCAGGAGGTTGAGCGGCAACTGAAGTCGGTAAATGAGGTCGTCAGCGAAATCACCGCCGACAAGCAGAATCGGCGTGCCGTGCAGTCATGGCTTACCGACCGAGCCAAGCGCACCGCCATCTTGGCAGTTTCTCTGTCACTGCTCGCCGCCACTCTCCTGTTGGTCGTGAACCACGACCACGAGTCGGCGGATGTGACTGCCCTTCTCGCTGTCGCCACTCCATTCCTGCTACTGCTCTTCCGGCGCTCGTGACGAGCGGCAGTAGGCTTACGGCTGCGGCGCACACTGCATAGAGCCTGGCGGCGACCCAGAAAGCCGCGCTTACCGCCAATCACCGGAAGGGGCATGGCTGGAGCATTCACCTTTGCCGATAGATGCGGCTCAACGCAAAGATACTTCACTACCTTGCGCATGATGCACCTACAAAGGAGTTGACCAATGTCAGGAATGTCTAACTACACAGAGCAGCAGTTGCTCGACTGGTACTACCGCAGGGTAACGTGGACTGGGGCCGACCCCTACATCCGCCTCTACTCCACTAACCCGACCGATTTTGAATCTAACCCTCCGGTCGGCGGTACCGAGATGGTCGGCACTGGCTATACACAGTACGGCCAGCTTGCCGCACGAGGCTCGACAAACTGGGCGGTCGTCGCGTCCGGCAACGGAATGGTCGGCCAGAACCAGCAGACCAGCGCGTTCTCATGGTCGAACGGCTCGGACTGGCCCGCCATCAACGGCGCAGCGCTTTTCGACGGGAACCTCGCCGGTTCTAATCTCATCTGGGGAGGCGCGCTCACCACGCCGCGTGACCCCTCGGCGGGAGACACAGCGCGCTTCGCGGCCGGAGCCATGCAGTTCAAGCTCGATGTGACCACGCTGGCGGGCATCAGCACAGAGGCCAAGACGGCCATGCTCCAACACCTGTTCATTGGCGACCAGTCGGCAAACCGCGTCCCGGCTACGGCCTACCTGGCAGTCTATACGTCGGCCACGGCCATCAACCTGATGACAGGCGCGAATGGGACTGAGGTATCCACTTCCGGAACCGGCTACTCCCGCGCAGCCATCACGTCATCGACGTTCTGGACCGCCGCTGCCCCGAGCGGAACCGGCTACAGGATCAGCAACGCCGCCGCCGTGAACTCGTGGAGCGCCGCACTGACGGCATGGGGCGTCTGCCGCTACGTTGCTCTCGTGGACACTGCCTCTGGAGCAATCGGCCACTACTACGCTATCAAGCAGCTTACGTCCGACATCCAGATCGACGCCGGTGACACCTTCTCTATCGCTGCGGGCGACATCTACATCAGCCTTGACGAGGCCAACTAACTCTCTTTTGACGAGAGGCTAGTCGATGTCGGCCAACCTCATCCAGAATATCCCGCTGCTCAGTCGTACTGCGCTCAGTATGACGACGGCGACGACCTGGCTGAGTCCTCAGGTCGGCATCACCGACACAGACTTCGACGGCGTTACGTCAATCAACCTGGAGGTCGTGGCGACCAACGCCAACTCCACCGCCGTCGATCTGGTACTCGTCTATTGGAACGGGTCCGCGTGGGCTGATGTAGATACCACGAACGCGAAGGTTACGGTTCCCGGCTCGGTTGCGAACGCGACACGCATTCGCTCAGGTACGAGCTTCAACCTCATCAGCGGAAACCACCAGTACACCTTCCGCAACGCGGCGGCATCGAGCGCCGTAGTCGCCTACGAGTTCCGCATCATCATCACACAGGTGAATGCCACCAAGACGGCATTCTACGTGCCGCTGGGCGGGGCAGTTACGAGTTCCACCAACACCTCGGATACCGCCTACGGAGCCGCCATAGACGCGGTATACAACGGGTCTGTTACAACGTTCACATTCCAGAACTCCGTCCGCAGCAGTCTCTTCTACTTCGACGCGAACGCCTACGGGAACACCCTCGGGACAGCCAGCCTGCAAGTAGTCCGCTCGGTGCAGAATGCCAGCTACGCCGGAAACGACCGCCTCTACAACGTTACTGACGGTCAAGCCGTCGTCACACTCGGCTCCAATACGCAGACCGCAATCACGTTCTCTGAGACAACGCTGACCGGACAGACCTATTGGGCGAGTGGCAAACAATACCGGATCGAGCATTCCTGCGCCGGAGCTACAACCGCGCGCACCAACAACCTGTGGCAGGCGCTCATCGTCATCCGCGTCACCAACCTGACCAAGGGCGAGGTCTACTGGAGGGTCGCAAAGTCCGACTCCACGACATCCGCTTACTACCGCGAACACCTACGGGTAAAGCTCGATCACGCATCCTACTCAAACCCAGTCCTCTACCATGAGGTCACCGGAGCTTGTAACGAAAATACCGCTCTAGAGTGTGCTGTCTACGACCATGGCACCAATGACGCGGGTACGACCAACCCGACACTGCTTGACGCAGTGGTGTGGAACTCTGCGACCAAGACTCGGTATCGGTCGGCGTCTCTGCCGTTGCCAACGTCTGGTGACCGCTTCATCCACTACAACGCGGCAACCACCAACGCCGACACGTACGCCTCACAGTTTCTCGTAGTAGCGTTCACGAGCGCGGTAACGCGAGAACTGGCGCTGGCTGGTGAGGCGGTTTCTGGAGTTTCCGTCGCTGCGTCCAAGACCGATGCGACGTGGGAACTTGCCCTCACAGGCGAGGCCGTCAGCACGGTCGCCGCCAGTGGTACTAAGACGGCCGCAGCAGTCACCCACGAACTCGCGCTGGCAGGCGAGTCCCGGTCCGCAGCTTCCGCCACAGGGTCCGTCACCCACGCAACGTGGGAACTCTCTCTCGCAAGCGAGTCCGGCAGCGCCGTTTCTGCAACCGGCTCCGTTACCCACGCAATGTGGGATCTCGCACTAGCCAGCGAGGCCGCATCTCGCGCTTCGGTAACTGGCTCCGTCGTCCATGCGACGTGGGATCTCGCACTAGCAAGTGAGGCCGTCAGCGCGGTTGTGGCAACCGGCACCATGACCGGTGCAGCCGTCACACATGAGCTGGCCCTGTCTAGCGAGTCCGTCAGCGCGGTAGTGGTAACCGGCACCGAGACGATCACTTGGCCCACTGGCGGATGGCTCATTACAACCGACACACACATGGTGTCCAGCGACTCCGAGGAGGGAGTCGCTGGCGAGACTCACCCGACCGAGGGCGGGAACTGGGCGTCCTATATCGCAGCGAACGTGAAGCCAGTAGGTTGGGTTGACTTCGGCGATGAACGCAACACGCAAGGGGTCTACAACGCCGATGGCTGTCAGGACGAATGGACAAACTACGTAAGCTCCATTCAGAACCATCTGCCGCACAGCACGGTAGGCGGTCACGGCACGGTCAACGCGACTTGGGCGCGACTTCCCGGCAACCACGATGAGGACTACCCTAGCTCGGCTGCGCCGCCGTCCGACTTCTCTGCATTCGAGACGACATTCTGGTCCGCTCCGTTCCACTGGACGGCCGACTGGACCGAAGCGAAGATACGCTTCATCGGCTTCCACACGCACATCCGCCACAACGGCAGTGTGGACGGCATTGTCGAGACGGATGAGATCGACTGGCTAGAATACGAACTCCAGAATCTTCCCTCTGGCTGGTCCGCCGTCCCGTGCTCGCACATCGGCTATGACTCCACGTTCACTCGCACCATCCCAGGGGGTGCATCTGAGTCTGAGTGTCATGGCGATGCACTGCGCACGATGCTTGCCAAGTACACAGACCGCATCGCCTGGTGCGCGTCGGGTCACGACCACACCGACAACGTGCATCACGTTGAGAACGGCCTCGTGCACATCTCACACGCCGCTCTTGCATATACCGCTGCCGAACCCGAGAACGGCGGCTGGACGCTCGCCACCTATGACAGCGCCTCAGATTCCGTCACGCTGCACCTCTACGACGGCCCTCCCGGACCTTACGAACCGTCCAGCGTCAACCCGGCGATCACCGTCTACATATCGCGCGTTGGCAAGCCGGAGCCAAAGATTGTCGTTGACGGGTTGGTGGCTGAGTTTGCCGGGTCGCTTGCAAATGGCGGAACCGCTCCGGGTAGTGGCAGCCTCGCTACATGGACAGACACCGCGTTTGGGGCAGTACATGATGACCTGACGGTTACCAGTCCTGCATGGGTTGGTAATGGTAGCTCCGGCAATCCCTACGCGCTCCAGTTCAATGGCACGAGCACTTCCGGGGTCGGGCCGAGTTCGGTGGACATTTCTCCGCTCATGGCCAATGACCATCCGGGAACACTGGAAGCTTGGGTCTACTTCCCTACCGCGCCCACCACCACGACCAACATCCTCGGCTTCCCGCTGGACTATCGGCGGGGCCTAGGCATGTATTGCCGGTCTACCAGCGGCAACCTTGGCTACTTCCGCAGCACAGATAGCACCAGCGCATACAACTATGGTGGCGACGTACAGCCGACTGCCGGATGGCGACATTGTGTTGTCAGCTATGAGGGGTCCGGCGTCTGCAACATCTACATTGATGGTGTAGGAGACAGTGCAACTCTCCTCACGTCGTCGCAGCCAGCGGCAGGGACTACCCCTCAAGTCGTCATTGGTAACCGTGGTGCGAGTACCTATCTCCAATCGGGATACAAAATCGCTACGGCCCGTGTCTACGATCGGGCACTAACACCCGCTGAGGTAGCTCAGAACTACAACGCCGGAATCCTCGCCACCAGCAAGAACAGAATCCTTGAGATGGCCTTGTCGTCTGAGGCCCAGTCTGCTATGGCGGCCAGCGGGACTCGAACGAGTGCTGTTACCACGCATGAACTGGTGCTGACGAGCGAAGCGAATAGTGCTGTCAGTGTCAACGGCTCCGTCACGCACGCTACTTGGGAACTTGCCCTCGCAAATGAAACCGTCAGCACGGTAACCGTCACCGGAGGCGTCACGCACGCCACTTGGGCACTTGCCCTCGCAAGTGAGTCCGTCAGCTCCGTGGCCGCGACCGGATCTATCACCCATGCGACGTGGGAACTCTCGCTATCAAGCGAAGCCGTCAGCACTGCAACCGCAACTGGCAGCGTCACGCACGCTACTTGGGCGCTCGCGCTCGCGTCCGAGTCTGTATCTGCGGTCAGCGCCTCGGGGCAGAAGCAGGGCGCGCAGACGCGTGAACTAGCGGTTATGAGCGAGGCCAAGAGCGCCGTGACGGCTACTGGCTCCGTAGTCCATGCAACGTGGGATCTGGCGCTTGCCAGCGAAGCCACGTCCGCCGCATCAGTCAGCGGCTCTGTCGTTCACGCAACGTGGGAACTCTCCCTCGCGTCCGAGTCGAAGAGCGCCGTAGCTATCAATGGCTCCGTCACCCATGCGACATGGGACATGGGGCTCGCCAGCGAGTCAAGATCGTCAGTGTCCGCGTCCGGCAAAGTCGCTCACGCTACATGGGATCTGGCCCTTTCCTCAGAATCGGCATCTAGAGTTTCCGCCACGGGCGCGGTGATTCATGCCGTATGGAACCTCGCGCTCGCTGGTGAGGCAGTCAGCGCGGTATCCGCAACCGGCCGCAGGACCTTGGCACCAGTCACCCACGAACTGGCACTTGCAAACGAGACTTTCTCGGCAGTCGGAGCGGCGGCAACGATCACACATGCCACATGGGAGCTTGTCCTTTCGAGTGAGGCGGTGTCGAGCGTATCCGTCGCCGTCAGCGTTACCGGAGGCCACCTGCACCAATGGCACATCGTCTTCGGCGATCCCGAGATTCTGTGGTCTGCCGGGAATCCTAATGCCTCTTGGACGATGCAGTTGGCCGAACCGCACTTTGCGGCAGGCGATGCGGAGATACCGCTCAAGCTTGGAGCACCAGAGACAACCTGGAGGATTGAATGATAAACCTCGCCATCCCCGCATCGTCTAGAGAGTACATCAGGGTGCGGGTCACCGCCAAGAAGGACGGCGCAGCCTACGATCCGACTAGCGACCCTGTGGACTTCGCGTTCACGTCATCCGAAGATGATGACCATGCCGTCTGGTCATCTGGCTCGTGGGAGACTGAGAGCGGTTCCTACTACGCCCGCTACCTCATGCCCGGAACGATGAGCGAGGGCGGCTACATTGTTTGGGTGCGGATTACTGACGCGCCAGAGGTTCCGGTCCGCAAAATCGGCCGCATCACGCTCTTCTAAAATCTTCCCGCACCGGCCATCCCTCATTGCGGTATACTGTAGGTATACCGATTGGCTACTGCAAACAGGAGGAATATCCTTGGACTTTCGCGTCGTCAAAGAAGCTATGGCTGCATACGCAACCAAGCACAAGATTGACATCCCATCTGGGTTCGACCCGAAACGCGACTCATTCGGTGACTTCGCAAAGGAGCTGCTCAAAGGAATCCAGGCGCACGCTAAGCTGCGTCCGAGTGGCATCCCTACCTCTAACACGATGCAGGCGCTCGGCTTGCTGCCGAGCTACCACATCGAGCACGACTACCACGCAATCCACCACTCTGGAACCCGTCCGCTGTCGGCAGTCAACTTCCTTGTTCTGCATGACATGGAGGACACCGCCTATAAAACCGCCGCTGAGGATGTCGGCCGATACTTCGAGATGGAGGCGTCTGGCGGTTCGTCGCACTACGGCGTTGACAACAACTCAATCCAGCAGTATCTCGGTCTGAACGTCGTTGCTTGGGGCGCTCCAAGCGCCAACTATGACGGCATCCACATCGAGCAAATGGGTTCCGCCTCGTGGTCACGCAGCGAGTGGCATAAAAAGGCCGGAGACACCATCGACCGCACCGCTTGGCTGTTGGCCTACCTGCACAACATCACCAACATTCCGCTGCGCCTGCTATCGGTCCAGGAGACAAAGGCACGCACGAGAGGCGTCATCACCCACAAGCTCGCCACGGCAGCGTTCGGCGGCACGCATACCGACCCCGGAAGCGGCTATCCGCTTGATGACGTGATTGACCGCGCCAACGAGTACGCGAGGTACATCGGCTGATGGCCGCCCCGCGCTGGGAGCCGGGTCCCGGCGAGTTCGAGAAAGCAGCCGCTAAGGCCACGAGCGTTTCCGACCTCGCGTCGCGGCTCGGCGTGGCGAAGGATACCCTGCGGCGATGGGCGCGCGAATCCGGCGTTGACCTATCGCCCTATCAGGCAGTCACCGGTCGCGGGCGCAGGATTGTCTACGACAACCCATCAGCGCAGGTGGAGCACGACCGCGAAGTCAAGCGCCTCACCGATCGCATCAAGGAGCTTGAGAAGCTCTACGATGCGGCAAACGCCGAGGCCAACCTGCATGAGGAAGTGCTGCGCGTTGCGCGCCACACGATGGAGCCATTACCGGCAGTCGCTATCGAATCTCCGCATATCGGGAAGAGCGACATTGACGAGGACGCAATCCTCGCGTGGGCCGACTGGCACTTCGGCGAGGTCATAGACTTCGACGTGATGCGCGGGTTCAACGTCTATGACCCGGTTATCGCCTGCCGTCGGGCACAATACACTGTGGACACGACGCTCGACATCCTCTTCGCCTGCCACGTCGGCACTACGTTCAAGAGGCTGTTTGTTTTCGACCTGGGAGATTCAATCAACGGCGACCACCTGCCAGAGCAAATGGCTACCAACGCGGCAGGAGTCTTTCGATCTATGAGGATGGCTGCACTCGTAAAGGCGGCTGCGCTCTCAGAGCTGTCGGCGCACATCCCGGTGACGTATGTTTCGGTGCCCGGCAACCACGGCAGACGGTCGCAGAAGATGCAGTGGAAGGACCCTACCGAGACGGCCGATTGGCTCATCGCCGAGATGGTGCGCGATCTCGTGAGTCAACAGGAGCGCGTCGAAGTCATCGTGCCGCGCGCGTGGACAGTGGGCATCGACATCCGTGGCTGGAGCCACTCGCTCAACCACGGCTACTCGGCGGCGCGCGGAGGATACGGCGGCATCCCGTTCTACGCATTTCAGCGCACCGACGGTAAGATGACCGCTCTGGAGTCAAGTCATGGGCGACAGGCGCATCACCGCTGGTACGGGCACATCCACACCCATGCCGAGCTTCCCAAGCTGGACGGCGTTGGCGAGCAGCACATCGTCGGCAGCCTCAAGGGCGGAGACGAATACGCTCTTGAGGAGCTGCACTCATACAGCGAACCTACTCAGAAGCTCGTAGGATGCCACGAGAAGTTCGGCGTAAGCTGGCGCTATCCGTTGCAGGTCAAGTGGGGAGATGAGTCTGCGAGTCGCTACGAAAAGCTCCTCGACCAATACATGGCGAGCGCCACGCTCGCGACCTGAGGGAGTGAGAGTAGAGATGGCAGGGACGTCTCAGCAGCGATGGGAATGGAGGGATGAGAAGTACGTGTTGCTCACAGAGGACGGTGCGACGCCCGTGCCTGATGCAGGGACACAGGATCGTCCGCACGCAGACTCCGTTGCCACCTATGAGGATGTGCTTGACGCTGCCAGCGATTGCGGATGCCCGGCCATAGAGTATGCCGTCTGGAGGGAGTGGGGCGACATGGTGAACGCCGAAGACAAGGGCCGCTACTTCGCCAGCGGAGCGTACCGCGACAGCGACGACGGTAAGTTGGACTTCGAGGGCTTCTACCATCCGCTCGTGATGGAGCGGTTTGCCCGCTACATGGACAAGAATCGCCGCCAGAGCGATGGGCGGTTGCGCGGTTCTGACAACTGGCAGGCAGGGATTCCGAAGGACGAGTACATGAAGTCAGGGATGCGTCACTTTATGGACTGGTGGGCCTGTCACCGTGGCACCCCGATTCGTGAAGATGACATCGAGGACGCGATCTGCGGCCTGTTGTTCAACGCGCAGGGCTACCTCTTCGAGATTCTCAAGGAGCAGCAGCCATGACTCGGCGCAGGGAGTGCGCCGCACATGCGTGTGACGACTGCTCCATTTGGGACTTGTGCCCCGACTACGAGGGCTCCGCTGTGCGGCCTGTTGCCCAATCGCGGAACACTCGCCTTGTAGTGTACATCGCCGGGCCAATCAGCGACCCAGACTTCGTCACTGGACTTCAGAACCTAGCGCGCTTCTTCCACGCCGAAACAACGCTCGTCAAGCACGGATTCTCGCCCATCAATCCCGCCGCCGACCTGATTGCGGCACTACATGCTGGCGACTTCACCTACCGTGATTACCTGGGCAAAGACGAGCCCCTGGTGAAGCGCAGCGATGCGCTCCTGTTGCTCCCCGGATGGTCGGAGTCAATGGGCGCTACCGCTGAGGTGTCGTGGGCACTACAGGCGGACGTGCCGTGCTTCACCAGCATGTCCGATCTTGAGGAGTATCGCGAGAGTCTTACCATAGCTGGTGATGTGAGCACATCCTAGCCTAAAGTTGCCGGTGACGCGGCCTCCCTTCCGTCGCGCTCCCCCGCGTCACCGGCTTCAAGTTTCAGTGTGTCGGTAGCTAACGCCCGACGCGGGGTCCGACCAAGAGTGGGTGGTTGGAGTAGGCCAGAGGTGGGTCTGGTCGTTTCACATCATCGCAGGCAAGGAGAGAGAATGGACCGTAATCGCGTCATCGCCAGCATCATCCGTGGATTCTGGGCGTTCGTGTTCCCGCTGCTCGGGGCGTTCGTAGCCTATCTGGCTGTTCCGAAAAACGTCGAATCTATCGGGCTCACGAACGCCGTGTTGATTGCCGCCGTGTCGGGCTTCGCATACGCGCTCAAGAAGCTCTTGTTCCCCGACACGCGCTTCTGAGGCGCACCGCCCACAGGGACCGCGCCGCTCGCCACCTTCGGCGAGAGGCTGCGGTCCCTTATTGCTCTCGTGATATTTGCGCTTGACGGATGGCGAATGGGCATATACAGTGTCGGCGGCGATAGGAAGGGAGGCGCTATTCGACTTGTATGAACGCGGCGGCGACTAACCGCCACCCACGCTAAGAGGCCCCTAGCAGTGCAACGCCTGGGGCCGAGTCACCAACCGGGAGCGCAACCAAGCATCATGGCACCTGCATCCGCATATCACGGTAGTGATCTGTGCGATAGCGCTGTCCGTCGTTGCCTCCCAGACGAAGCGGAGGCAACATGGTAAGGAAAGCACTTCTCTGGTCTGCCACGGCACTCGGAATCTTCGCCGTCGTGGCGATTCACGACCGTCCCGACCTGGCCGCGCTCTCGGCCATCGGCGCATTCTCTCTATACCTCGTCAGCGAGGTGGCAGCATGACCGCACTTGATCGGTCCGTCAGTATCGACGAATGGCCCAAGGGCGCTATGCGCAATCTGCACACGGGGCGCGTCAACGCAATCGAGCAGCTCCATAAGTCCTACGTCAGCGCTACGATGGCCTCTATCATCCTCGGCGTGAACCCGTGGGACTCCCCTTACTCGCTCTACCAGCGAATCAAGGGCGAGGCCCCGCCCAAGGAGCAGACGCTGGCGATGCGCCTCGGCTCTCACATGGAGCGATTCATCGTCGATGAGTTTACCCGAGAAACCGGCAAGAAAGTGCGCACACCCGACCGACGTAAGAAGTTCGACCCCAACTTCTGGTTCACGACTGAAGAGTACGGGTACCCGATGGGAGCCCTGCTCGACGGCATCACCCAATACGCTGACCCGGATGACCCTCGTATCTCACTCACTGCCGTGGTCGAGTGTAAGAACGTCTCCGCCTTTCTGGGCGACGAATGGGAGAACGAGCCGCCGATCTACTACTACGCGCAGATGCAGCACCAGATGGCCGTGACTGGCTGGGGCCGCGTCTACGCCGTCGCCCTCATCGGTAACCAGCTTCGCGTCATGGATGTCGAGCGCGACGACAATGTCATCGCCGCAATCACCGACGCGGAGCGCAACTTCTGGCTCAACCACGTAGTCCCTGGCATCCCGCCGTCACTTGACAGCCACAAGGCAACGGCAGAGGCCGTGAAGCGGCGCTATGCCAAGAGTACGCCCGGCGCGACCATCCTCATCGAGGACCCCGAGGTTGAGCGCCTCGCTCAGGTTTACGTCGCTACCGGGCAGGCCATCGACAGGCTCAAGGACGAGCGCGAAGCATACGGCTCGCAAATCCGCAATCTCATCGAGGACGCCGAGAGCGTTGAGGTCGGCAGATTCCGCATCACATGCAAGAGCAAGGCCGGTGCGAAGCGCATCGACACCCAGAGGCTCCGCGCCGATTACCCCGAGATTGCAGCCAAGTACACCACAGAGGGCGAGCCGTCTCGTCCTCTGCTCATCAAGGAGGTGGCGAAGTGACCCGCGCCAAGAAGAACACCGCTGCTACTAGCACCGCCGTTGCCGTGACCGAGCCGACGGCGAAGCCAAGCCTGCTCACCACTTTCGGCCAGCGATACAACATCGAGCCGAGCAAGGTGCTCGTCACCTTGCAAAAGACGGCATTCCCGGACGCTAAGTCGGCTGAAGAGTTCATGTCGCTCCTCGTGGTCGCTAACGAGTACGGCCTAAACCCGTTCATCCGGCAGATCTACGCTTTCAGCCAGAATGGCAGGGTTGTCCCGGTCGTGTCCATCGACGGCTGGCTCCACGTCATCAACAACCACCCGCAGTTCGACGGCATGGAGTTTCGCTACTCGGACAAGCGCATCAAGATTGGCAACTCCAAGCCATGCCCCGAGTGGGTTGAGGTGACCATCTACCGGAAGGACCGCGCTCACCCGACTACGGTGAGAGAGGAGTTTGACGAGTGCTACCGCAACACCGCCCCATGGAACACGACGCCGAAGCGTATGCTGCGCCATCGGGCCATCATTCAGGCCGGTCGCGTGGCCTTTGGCCTGTCGTTCGTCGATCCTGAGGACGTGGCTCGCATCGCGTCCTACGATGACCCTGTCGTCGCGGCCCCTGCCGAATCGAAAAACGCCGCCAGAATCATCGCAGCGGCCGAGGCGGCTCAGGAGTCGCCTGACGCCTCAACCGCGCCAGAAACGGCCTCTGTGGACGATTACGAGGCCGAAGACGCGGTGGTCGTGGATGATGAGACGGGGGAAGTGACTGACGACACCGGTGACGACCCCGACGACGACCAGGACATCCTTCTGTGAGCGCGCGGCCTTGGTCAGACGGAGCGTCGCCAGATATCTGCGACGCCGCCATGACCTTCCTCGCTGGTCGCGTCTGCGCGCATGAGGGCTGCAACACCGTCCTCTCGCGCTACAACCCAGACGACTACTGCGCCCTGCACTGCGTGCCAGAAGAGGACGAGCCTATCGAGCCGGTGCGTCGTCGCGCGCGGCCCATTCTCTACACCTACGATGGCCGCCGCATATGCACCTCATGCGGACAGGCATATCCTCCCACGACGGAGTATTTCCACCGCTCAAAATCTCACACGAGCGGACTCAACCCGGAGTGCAAAGCCTGCGCCAATGAGCGCAATCGCAGGGATAGGGCGAAGTTCCGCAAGGGAGAGGTCAAGGGAGTGAAGCGCAAGCAGTGCCGCGTGTGCGGTCGGCGGCTTCCACTCGACCAGTTCGAGCCATCATCTCGCGCGAAAAGCGGGCTCTCGAATAGGTGCCGAGAGTGTGCCGACCAGGCGGCTCAGATCGCCGCCGCCGAGAAAGCGAAGGTCGCGCGGGAGAAAGGTCTAGTGCGCGTGCTTAGCCCCCGTGGCGAGCGGTACGTGGCTGTCTGATGGAGCAGCGCTCCATGGTCGGAATGAGGGACTGACGTGGCGGCGATTGACTCTATCGTCGCGCGTCTCAGCGGCGTCAAGCGCCAGAGCGGCGGAGGATTCATCGCCCGCTGCCCGGCGCATGACGACCAGCGGCAGTCGCTCTCCGTCAATGAGGGCGACGATGGCCGCGTGCTGGTCAAATGCCACGCAGGGTGCAGTGTCGAGCGCATCGTCGGCGCACTTGGCCTGACGACCGCTGACCTGTTCGCCCCAAGCGACCGTCCGCAGGGCAGGGAGATGGTCGCTCAGTACCCCTACGAGGACGAACAAGGCAACCTGCTCTTTGAGGTTGTCCGCTATTCCCCCAAGGACTTCCGCCAGCGCAAGCCGAACGGATCGGGCGGATGGGATTGGAAGACGAGCGATGTGCGCAAGGTGCTCTATCGCCTGCCGCAGGTGCGTGCTGCCATCGAGGCTAATCGTGTCATCCTCGTGGTAGAGGGCGAGAAGGACGTTCACAATCTCGCACGCTCCAACATTGTCGCCACCACGTCGCCGGGAGGTGCCGGTAAGTGGCGCGACGAATACGCTGACTCGCTTGCCGGGGCGCGCGTCGTCATCATCCCCGACAACGACGAAGTGGGCCGCGAGCACGCACAGGCCGTTCTCGACAGTCTGACGGGCAAGGCGGCGCAGGCGGCAATCCTGAACCTGCCAGGATTGCCGCCGAAGGGAGATGTCTCCGACTGGCTGGGGCGCAGCGGCAACGATGCGCGCCGCCTCGCCGATCTCGTGATGGAGGCACTCGCTGCCGCTGCCCCGCAGTCGCGCTCAACGACGGTAGAAGTTGCATTCTTCGAGACACTGGAGGACATTCAGCGTCGCCGCAGTGGCACGATTACCGGCCTGTCATGGCCGCACGAGTGGACACAGCTTGCCGAGACTGTCGGCCCGCTTGAGCCGGGAAGCTTCACAGTAGTTGCTGCTCGTCCGTCGGTCGGTAAGACGATGTTCGGGATGCAGCTCCAAAAGCACTTGTGCAATAGTGGGCACAGCGTCCTGTACGTGAGCCGCGAGCTTTCCAAGGTGCGTATGATTCGTCGCCACATGGTGTCATTTGGTGCCAACATCTACCATTTGCGCACCGGCCAGATCGACAGCCGCGACCAGCAGGCGATTGATGCCTTTCAGGACGCATCGAAGGGATGGAGGCTATGGATAGACGATGCGTCGCGAACCACAGAGGACATCGCCAGCGAGATATCAATCCTGAAGCCAGACGCCGTGATTATTGACTACCTACAGCGGCTTGCATACGACACCGAGTCCGAGTATGCAGCCATTACGCGCATCGTCAACGATCTACAGGACATTACGCTGGACTACAAGGTGCCGGTTGTGTGTCTGTCGCAGTTGGCGCGTCCGCTGAAGGGGCAGGAACACAAGCCTCCGCGCATGAGCGATACGCGCGGCTCCGGTGCCGTTGAAGAGCGCGCCACGAACCTCATCATGCTTCATCGGCGCTGGTCAACGACAAAGGATGGGCACGGACAGGACATTACAAAGAGCGAGGAGAGTGGCTTGTTTCTTGTCGAGAAGTGCGCCGACGGCGAAGCAGGCACCCTCATCGACGTGGTATACCAGGGCGCAAAGATGCGCATCCTTGAGGAGGTTCCCAGATGAGCAAGGCAACAATCAACGACAAGGCCAGCGGAGTCTGGCGGGCGAACGTGGGCGTAGAGGTCGATGTTCAAGAGCTTGCCCCGAACGGCCGAGCGGCGTGCTGCTCCATCCCCCACACTGCCCCGCACGCGCAAGGACACAAGCGCGCGTGGATTCCTACATCATGGCTCGATGGCGCTCCGCAGCCGAAAGGCCGCCAGCGCAAGCGCATGACGCGCAAGCAAGCCATCGCCCACCTTAGGATGCTGTCGCTCACCGACGCAGGTATCTTGGAGTGCATGGAAGCCCTCGGACTGGATGATGAATGATGGGTTGGAGTCTTGACTACAACGGACGCGAGCTGGGGCCAGATCTCGACCGCTGGATAACCGGCAACTGGGGAGACGACGCGGTGAGTGATGACGAGTGCGAGCCGCTGACCCTAGAGGACCGCGCAGACGTAGCCTACGAACGCTCAAAGGAGGACGACGACTGATGGCCTACTTGCTCATGTTCCTGATTGGTGTCGTCTTCGGCGGGATGCTCGGTCTACTAGCAGCGGCGTTGGCGGTAGCCGGGAGGGACGACCGTCGATGAAGCTGCACCTGACCCTGCCACTGCCTCCCAGCGTCAACCACTGCTATCGCCGATACACTACCAAGAACGGTCGCCGGATGAACGTCATGACCAAGGTAGCGACCGACTGGGTAGAGGTTGCGCAGGACATCGCAAAGGCCGAGATGCGGCGCACCGGATGGGTGCCGCCGCAGGGCGAAAAGGTCGTCATTGAGTACACCGTGATGTGGCCAGATCGTCGCAGGAGGGACCCTAGCAACCTAGAAAAACTGCTCCTAGACGGGATCTGTGCCCGTCACCGCGACAAGAAGACTGGAGCCGTCACGCCGGGCATCATCATGGACGACGACCAGTGGGCGCTCCCGCGTTGTATTGACTTCGGGTACGACAAGGACAACCCGCGCATCGAGGTGGACGCGTGGCGGAAGGAATAGGCGTGTCATACTGGAATGCTGTGGTGAGGGATAGTAATGCCAGCAGGACTACCGCACGCATCTAAGCGCAAGAGAAAGTATCACCCCGTATGGACACCTCGTTACGACTACGGCCATTGGAATGAGCGGTGGGGCAAGAAGCTACCGCCGTTGCCCCGCAGGCGGACTGACAACAGACAGGGAGTGATAGTATGAGCGCGCCAGTAACGCCCAAGTATGAACTGACAAACGAGACGATAGAGGTTGATGGACACACGCTGCACCGAATCCGAGCATTGAGGGACTTCTCTTTCATTCAGGCTGGCGACCTCGGCGGATATATCGAGAGTGAGCACAACCTGTCGCATAAAGGATGGTGCTGGGTGCATGACTCTGCCGTCGTGTTCGGCTCGGCCAGGGTATTCGAATCGGCTCGCGTGCGCGACGTGGCCTGTGTGTACGGCTCTGCCCGCGTATACGGCTCGGCTACGGTGTCTGGTTTGGCCTACGTATACGAATCGGCCAGGTTGTACGGCGGGACCCACGTGTACGGCTCGGCCAGCGTATACGGCTCCGCTAGGGTGTACGGCTATTCCCGCGTGCACGATTCCGCTTGCGTATTCGGTTCGGCCCGCGTGCACGGCCCAGCAGATGTGTCCGGCTATGAGCACATCCGGTTCTCTCTTTCTACGAGCGATCCGGTGGACAAGATTGCTGCGTCACTCGACGTTCGCCCAATCAACGGTTGGTACTACCTCTACAAGCGCGTCAACCGCACCGATGACCCCGACGTTTGGTCCTCGTGCTACGACCCAACATTCCTCTATCACAGGGGCAAGCGGGCGGTAGTGGAAGATGCTGACCCTGATCCCGGCATTGGCTGCGGACCTGGTATACACGTATCTACCGCTTCGTACTGGGACGAAGGGGATACGCTCATCGGAGTAAAGGTGCGAGAGTCAGACGTGCTGGCCTGCCAGTCGGGGAAGCTGCGCTGCCGCGCGGTCACGGTGCTTGGGGAAGCGAAATGAGCGCGCTAGAGGAGTACCGGCAGTACCAGAGCCGCGACCCGCTCGTCACATCACGAATCCTTGCCGACGCCGCAATCGCCGAGCTTGAGGGCGAACTTGCTGACGCCGCAAAGATTTGTGGCGGCATGGAGTGGCGGCTGAAGCGGGCAAAGGCGGAGGTGAAGCGGCTGCGGTCCAGACTGTGTGAGACATGCGCGTCGTTGGAAACATGCTACATCGGCTGCGAAGCATCGGCGCTGGACTCGTGGCCTTATGACGAGGTAGGCTGCAAGCGCTGGTCAGCGCGAGCAGATGTGGGGAGCGAGCGATGAACGCACTAGAGGAGTACCGGGCGTGGATGCCTCCAGAACCCGGACTTACCGGAGTGGTGCCGAAGCACCTTGCCGATGCTGCCGTTGCAGCGCTGGAGGCCGCAGTTGACCGGATGAAATGCTGCGGGAACTGTGCGGAATACGACGACTTCTGGTGTGATCTTGACGACGGACCTGCCGACAACCACTCGTGGGACTCCTGCCACTTCACGCCGTCACACTGGAGGGAGCGTGAGCCATGACGCACTCGGCGACCGAGCGCTACAACCCGAGGCACGACCCTGATTTTCCGAGCATCGTGGTCAATCACCTAATCAGGAACCAGGGCGAGTGGTGTCACCCACAAGACCTGTTCACCGATACGTCCGCGTCAACGCGCCGCATGGTGAGCGGCAGCGTGCACGAGGCCGTTGATATGGCCCGCCACTGCGGCCTGCGCATCGAAAGCGACAAGGTGCTTGGCTACCGCTTTGTGGAGTGGGTACGAGCGGACGCGCGCTACATGCACACGAAGACGACGATGCGATGGCCACGAGCACGTCCGGACGGTCCATCGGATGGTCAATAGGATGGCCAATAGGGTGGGCAATAGGGTGGTCAGCAGGTTGATCGACAGCGCAGTCAGTGACGCAACCACGTCACACGGCCAACGGAGCAACATCGCGCGCGCAGTGGTATCACCCGTGTTGCCAGCAGTCTGTCACAAAGCGACGGGAGGGAGCGCGTCATGAAGAACTGCCCTACTTGCGGAACGCCGATGATGAACGGTTGGTGCCCGAGGTGCCATCCGAACCCGGCGAGGGCCAGGGACTACAAGGTATGGTCAATCGGCGTTGCCCTACAGCGTATCGGCTGCCTGATGATGATGATCCCGGCCATCCTGCTCCTAGCGCTCCTGATCTACGGTTGCGCGGGAGCTGTTCTGCATAGCTAGGCCGTCTGCGCATACGACACGCGGCCCATAAGGAGGGCGCGCGACTGGCTGGATTTCGTCCGGCCGGACGCGCGCCCTCATTTTTGATTTTTGATTCCATCCCGAATCCCGAATGATGGGACAGGGCTCTTCCGCTGTTCCAATGGCAACCCTAAAGTGTAACCTTAGGCAACCCTCAAGTGTCGCTTGAGGGTTGCCTCCAGTGTTACCCTAGGCTGCCCTACGATGTAGCGTTAGGCTGCCCTAAGGCTGCGCCTGCGACTTCAGCGACTTCACGGCATCCCTCCCCTAGGATGTGCTGTTGCGTGCGCAGCGCGTAGGTACTGGGGCGAGACGGCCGTATACCCCTGAGTGGTGCTGATACTCGCGTGGCCTAGCATCTCCTGTATCGCGCGAATATCAGCGCCACCTTCGAGCATGTGCGTGGCGCAACAGTGGCGCAGCGTGTGCGGATGGACGCCGTGGAGGCCGGCCGCCCTTGCCAGCCGGTAGATGGTGCGGCGCACTGCCGATGTATCAAGTGGACGGCCGCTGTGAGACAACAGGAGCGCGTCAGACGCGCTCTCGGGGCGGTGGGCGAGGTAGTTGTCCACCGCGCGCTGCACAGTGACGACAAGCGGCAGAACGCGCGTCCTGCCGCCCTTGCCGTGGACGCGCAGCCAGCCGTCTGACGTGATATCGCCGACGCGCAGGCCGACCGCTTCTGCGCTCCGCAGGCCGCAGGTGTAGAGCAGCTCCAGGATCAGGCTGTCGCGGCCCATAGACCTGTTGTCTGCGTCGCGCGCGGCGGCGAACAGTCGCTCAACGTCGGCCTGGGGCAGCGCCTCAGGCACGCGCGGCGATCGGCGCGGACCGCGTAGAAGCTCCGCAGCGCCGGGCGCGATGATGTCGCGCTCGCTCAACCAGAGAAGAAAGGCCCTGAGCGATGCGAGCTTGCGTGCCACGGTCGCCGGCGCCAATCCCTGCCCCGTCTCGTCAGCGTAGCGTGCGACAACCCGGCGATCTAGGTTGGCCACGCCGAGATGCTCGCGGCGCAACCAGTCGATCAGCCGCGTCAGGTCACTGCGGTACGCGCGGATGGTCGCGCCGCTTGCCGAGCGCGCCGCAAGGCTGGTAAGGAAGTCCTCTAGCGTCTGGCGGTCGCTTGCTGGCGCGCGCGCAGAGGACCGTTGTTTTCGCTTCCGTCCAGATTCCGTCACAGCCCTGCCTCCTCACCGCTCGAGCAAATGCGCTCAAGCTCCTCACGCGGGACGCGCCAGGACCTTCCGTATCTGGTGCAGGCGATCTTGCCCGCTTGGCACCAACGGCGCACTGTGAACGGATGTACGTCCATAATCTTGGCGACTTCGCCCGCAGACAGCGAACCATCGGTCGGCGCAGCTTGGTCCTCTGGGATGCGCCAGTGGCCGCCGGGAGTTTTCCACGCGCGGATGCGGCCGCGCCTAACCCAGTTGCGCACTGTCTGCGCGTGGACGCCGCGCGCGTCCGCAAAGCCGTTGATGGACAGGCTGTTCATACCTTTCCTCCTGTGCTATGCCACGTATTTGGCACATAAACGCCCCTCTGGGGCGATTTGGTGCCATGTGGCTATTCCGATACCTCAAATGGTGGACACCGCCCCAGAGAGGAAACTCTGAGGCTGCATCCGGTTTACGCTCCTCCTTCCGTCGGTTTCCTGCGACCATGCGCGGTCCGAGACGTACGGCGCATGGTTTCGGCCTGGTACCGGCAGGCACTCGTCAGGCAGGCTAGGCTCCATCTATAGACAGTCAACGCCGAGCGCGCTCAGAATGGCCACCAAGTCCACAATCTCACAATGCTCAAGAACAGCCGCGTCTAGCGGGTACGCGAGGAGCCATTTCCGCGCTGCCTCGTGTACATCGTCGGCAGTGTACCCGTCGCCCAGTGTCGCAAGGATCTCACGCCCGACGGTGCCGACTTCAGGCAAAGCCTCTACGTTGCCACAACGCATGAGTGCCGAAAAGTCTGACAAGTCGGCCAGCCTCATATCAAGGGTTCTGTCGGCGCGCTGCTCACAATCCTGGTAGGTTCCCATGGGTGCTCCTTCCGTCGGTTTCCTGCGACACTGAGCACGCCTAGCTAATGTGCTCAGCGTTTCGGCCTGGTACCGTCAGGCACTCGTCAGGCAGGCTCAGTCATCAAGTCGGCAAGGTGGAGTATCAGCTAGAGTAGGCGACAAGCCGTCCGCCGCACAGCGGGCAATGCGGCTGATTGTCTTCATCTATAAAGACACACCGATCTCTGGCGGCCGTCTCTGCCGTATAGGCGTTTCCGTCCACGTCGGTATCCTCTGCGGAAACGAAAGCGTAAGACTCCAGTTGCGCCCCAGCACCCAAGCCAACGCAGCCCTGGTAGTACCAATGAGCCGAATCATCCGTTGACCAATAGTGCTGTTCCTCGGGCATATCGAACAGTTGTTCGCGCTGGTGTTCGGAACCTTCACACTCCAGCACAGCCGATGCGTTATCGAAAAGCGAATAATCATCGTACACGCGGAACACCTCGGCCGAAGTGTACCCGCCACGCACATCACATCCCTGGTGGATTTGTAGTGCGATGTACTCGCCGGAACACACGTCCACGGTCTTACCGCTTGCAGTCGGCAGCGTAATGTCGTCTAGGATCGAGAAGTAGACGTATTGCAGGACTTGCGAAAGCATATCCTCGCCGTTGTAGGTGTTTACGGTAAAGGGTTTATCGTCGTAAGCGATTCCCGAGGCCACCTTGTCGCTGTGGGCGGCGTTCAAGCGCTCTAGCCAGTCCTCTACGTCCATTGCCGACACATAGACGTTGCGCGTGTTGTAGGGCTCTGAGACAAACTTCCCGCCTTTGTACTGCTCATTGAGATCGCCGAGATCGGTCTTGAGCGTGCAGACGCCGTGCAGCATGGCGCGGGTAAGTGCGGGATCGTACTCTACGCGCTCCTCAAGCCAGTGGAACGCGTCCAGCGTGACTTGTAGCTCCGGGTAGTCACCGGCACTCGCGTAAATCGTGGCCGCTGGTTCCGCGTCCAAGTCTCGCGCTTGGTTCCGTTCCCAGTTTCGACCATAGGCACCGCCGCTGTCTAGGATGTGCGAGCCCGTGGAAGTCTTGAACAGTCTGGTAAGTGCGGTGTGTGTAGTAGATTTGGCCATGGTGTGCGCTCCCGGTGTTGAATGGTCAATATGATGGTCAGGATGGTGGCCAGTAGGGTGGTTGTAATGGATGTTCTCGTATTTGTCAATAGGATTGTCAGAGTATTTGTCAATCGGTTAGTCAGATCAGGGCGAGGAACGTGGCAAGGACAACGGTTTCACCCGCGAAGAACCGATTATTGGCGTGCTGATCCCACGAGACTACAACACGAGGGATGCTGTCTTCTCCCCAGAACGGGGCCGTGTCGACGATGGTGCCGACGGCGCGCCAGCTTGCTGCAATATGTTCTGGATCTTCATCCGTGCTGGAGATCATGTCGATGTACTCCTGGCTAAAGCAAACGCGGTCGTTTAGGCGGAAGGTGTGAGTGTCGCTCTGCATGGTGCGCTCCTCTGGTTTGGTGTTGTACGTTGCCGGTAGCGTGTCGCGTGTTGTGTTGTGTTGTGTGTTGAGTGTGCTTTACCCGTATTCCGTTTGCGTGGCGGGCTCGGAGTGCTTACATTTGTAATCCCGCGCCCAATCCCGAAGGAGTACCGGAATGCAATCTGACTGCACCTTAGGCTGACCTCCGGACTTCCCTTAGGCTTACCTACAGACTTCCCTTAGGCTTACCTCAGTCTTTCTCTTAGGCCCACCTCCGGCCGACACCTAGACGTCCATCCGTCTGCGCCTTGGCCTTCCCTGCGCGTCCCTGCGGCTTCCCGATCGTCTGCCCTGCGCGTCCCTGCGGCTGCCCGATCGTCTGCCCTGCGCGTCCCTGCGGCTGCCCGATCGTCTGCCCTGCGCGCGTCCCTGCTGCCCGCCCTGTGGCCTTCTCTGCGCGTCCCTGTGTGCGTCCCTGTGTGCGTCCCTGTGTGCGTCCCTGCGGTCTTCCCTGTGGGCCGCCCGTGGGCTGCCCGATCGTCTGCCCTGCGGCTGC